CACAGTCTCAACATTCGGTGCAGGTATCGCTACCTCAGCCGCAGAGAGATTAGGTGTTGGTGAATCAGGTGATGGTTCTTTCGGTGAAATGGCTTTCACAATCGAGAAAGCTACTGTAACTGCTAAATCAAGAGCACTAAAAGCTGAGTACACAATGGAACTAGCACAAGACCTTAAAGCTATTCACGGTTTAGATGCAGAAGGCGAATTAGCTAATATACTATCAGCTGAGATCCTAGCGGAAATCAACAGAGAAGTTATTAGATCAGTTCTAAAAACTGCTAAAATCGGTGCTTTACAATCTTCAACAGCCGTATCCGGTATATTTGATGTCACAACTGACTCAGATGGTAGATGGATGGTTGAGAAGTTTAAAGGTCTAATTATGCAACTCGAAAGAGAAGCTAATGTTATCGCTAAAGAAACAAGAAGAGGAAAAGGTAATTTCGTATTATGTTCTTCTGACGTTGCTTCAGCTCTAGCAGCTGCTGGTCTATTAGACTACACTCCAGCTTTATCAGCTAACTTGAATGTTGACGATACTGGTAACACTTTCGCAGGTGTCTTAAATGGCAGAATGAAAGTTTACATTGATCCATATTCAACTGTTGATTTCGCATGTGTTGGTTACAGAGGTTCAAACCCGTATGACGCTGGTATATTCTACTGCCCATACGTTCCTTTAACTATGGTTAAAGCAGTTGGTGAGAATGACTTCCAACCAAGAATGGGATTCAAAACAAGGTACGGCATGATTGCTAACCCTTACGTAGCTATTGATGGTACTATCGGTGCAGATAGAAGCAACCAATACTTCAGAATCTTCAGAGTTGATGACATCATGAACTAAGTTCTGATTCAATTCGAATTCGAAAAAGGGGCACTTCGGTGCCTCTTTTTTTGTAGTCTGGTTTTTAACACGTATAAATAGTAGTATGATAGAAACAACAATGATGTTGTCGATACCATTTGCCATTGTAGGCTGGTATCTTTTGTTATCGGATCCAACAGACAATAGGTCGATCTGGACTAAATTTCATATAATGATGAAATCAGGCAGATTAAATAAGGTTATTAAGAAAATTTTTTAAATGGCATTAACAACAAACAAAAACTTTTTAAGCCCGGTGGGGTTTAATTTTAGAGTAGATAACATAAATTTTCCAAATCTGGAATATTTTTGCACAGCTGTGACATTACCTGGCATTAGCCTGGGTGATGTCCCGGTACCATATAAAGGTATTAACCTTGCATTTACAGGTGATCGTATAGGATTTGAAGATCTTGCTGTTAGATTTAACATTACTGAAAATATGGAAAACTATATTGAAACATTTAATTGGTTAAATAATGCAGCAACAAAGAAAGATGCAGATTCGACTACATATAAGTTTGATGCTATTTTATCTATTCTATCATCACATAATAATATAAACAAAGAAATAAAATTTAGTGGGGTATTTCCAATATCCTTAAGTGCTGTCGAGTTTAATACTCAAGCGACAGACATAGAATACGCACAGGCAGACTTAGTTCTCAAATATACATCATTTGAATTTAGATAGGGGTTTACTTTTATCTAAAACTGTGGTATAATATACGTTATGAATTTAGAAAATGTATTAGAAATGTGGAAGAAAGACAATGTAATCGACGAGATGGCATTGGATGAATCATCCAGAGACACAGCAAAATTACACTCAAAATACCTAGAATTACACGGTGTGAGTAGACTTAGATTAAAACAATTAGAATTAGATTTTAAAGTTTTATTAAGAGATAAGTTTAATCACTACAATGGTAAATTATCCCAAGAAGAATTAGACGAGAAAGGATGGAATTACGATCCTTTAAATGGATTAACTGTACTTAAATCAGATATGGATAAGTATTACGATTCTGATCCTATCATACAAGAACACCAAAAGAAGATAGCTTATCAAGAAGAATTATGTTCCACCTTAAAAGAAATATTAGATAGTATTAAATGGAGACATCAAACCATTAAAAATATGATTGAGTGGCGTAAATTTACCAGTGGAATATAGAATACACCAACACAAGTACGAATCTTTTAATCGCTATTACGAAATAGTAAGAGCCGCGATGAATCAGCTTGGACATACAGAAACCAAAAAAGCAGCTGAACTTAATTTTTTTAATCACATAGCTACTGATGGCGATCACATCATACTTAAACCAACAGGACCAACTGCAGAACATTTTGCCTTAGATAGAGATGGTTATGCTAGTAGTTCTAGATTAGCTTTTGAGAAACCAGAATTAAATGAAGACATTGAGCAAATGCGATGGGATTTAGTTGAAGAACTAAAACATAGAAAAACTAATAAATGGGATGATTCTATTTTATTAAAATGGAGACCAGCAAAAAATATACCAAAAGACCATATATTAGTTATTGCACAAATGCCAGACGATGAAACAGTGAATGGATTTAGCTTTGGTAACCATTTAAGAAAGATAGAGATGATTGTAGATAAATTAATCTTTAATCAAAAGTATTATGATAGTTTTAAAAATATAGTTCTTAAATTACATCCAAGGTGGAAACCTAAAAGTCAATGGGAACACAGGTTATTAAATAAATGGAATGATTCAGGTATAGATGTTAGAAGAGGATATAATCTTATCCATGATTTTCTCCCGCATACGCGCGTCGCGATACTAGAAAATAGTACAGCTGGAATAGAATGTTTAATGCATGGAGTTCCTATTATCTCTTATGGTTGGCCAGAGTATCATTGGGCAACTAAAAAATTACAATCATTAACACAATTAAGTCATTTAGTTACTGACTTAACTTGGCACGATCCTTTATATTGTAATAGGTTTATCGAATGGTATATAAACCACTATCTTTGTACTGATATAAATAGTACTGTGAAGAGATTAAAACAACTTATATAATGGATCAATTAAAAATAACAAAGAAGAACCATGCTTTCATGCACATTGAAACAGATGCTAGCATTGAGATGGAACTAACTGAACATTTCTGTTTCTTTGTTCCTGGATATAAATTTATGCCAGCATATCGCAATAAATATTGGGATGGTAAAATACGCCTGTTTGATCCGCGTAAAAAAACCCTATACATTGGTTTGTATAAGTACCTAAAACAATTTGCCTTAGACCGCGAATACGAGGTCCTGACGGTCTCTTCTAAGAGATATGGAGAGTTAGAACCAACTGAAGATAGATCTTATATTGATAAAAAATGGTTAGATAATTTAAATATAACATCTAATCAAGTACCTATTACACCACGAGACTATCAATTAAACGCTCTAGGACACTCGCTAACAAACAAAAATGCATTACTCTTGTCACCAACTGCCTCTGGTAAATCTTTAATTATTTATTTGGCTTCTAGATGGTATATTGATAATGACCCTAGTAAAAAGATTTTAATAATAGTTCCTACTATATCTTTAGTAGAACAAATGTATTCTGACTTTGCTGATTATAGTATGAAAGATGATTCTTTTGAAATAGATGAATGGGCAAATAAAATACATGGTGGTATACCTAAGGGACAAAAACTATTTGAAAGAATAGTTATATCAACATGGCAATCTATATACAAAAAACCATCGCCGTGGTTCCAGCATTTTGGTATGGTTATCGGCGATGAAGCACACCAATTTAAAGCTAAGTCATTAACATCTATTATGGAAAAATGTACTGAAGCAGAATATAGAATTGGAACAACTGGTACATTAGATGGAACACAAACACATCAATTAGTATTAGAAGGATTATTTGGACCAGTTAAAAAGGTAACTACAACAAAAGATCTTATTGATTCAGACCAATTAGCTAAATTAGATATTAGTATGTTACTATTAAAATATAAAGAAGAACATTGTAAAGAAATATCTAAATTAAAATACCAAGAAGAATTAGACTTTATTGTTAGATATACACCGCGAAATAATTTCATATCTAACTTAGCTATAGACCAAGAAGGTAATACTTTAATCCTATTTAATTACGTCGAAAAGCATGGTAAACCCTTACATAACATATTAAAAGAAAAACTTAAAGGTAAAAAAAGAAAGCTTTTTTATGTCTCGGGCGAGACGGACGTGGACACGCGCGAGAGCGTGCGAGCAATAACTGAGAAAGAAAAAGATGCTATTATTGTAGCTTCATTAGGTACGTTCTCAACAGGTATAAATATAAAGAGATTACATAATTTAATATTTGCTTCTCCTTCCAAAAGCCAGATTCGTGTATTACAATCTATAGGAAGAGGACTAAGAAAAAGTGATAGAGATACAAAAGTATTTGATATAGCAGATGATCTTCATTGGAAAACAAAGAAGAACTATACATTAGAACATGCTGCTGAAAGAATAAAGATATATTCTAAAGAGAAATTTGATTATGAATTACACGAGGTAAACATTTAAATGGAAGAAATACAAATAAGACATTTTAAGTTAATTAACGGTGACCAGATAATAGCTGCTGTTAATTCAAAGAATAAAGATAATTGGTTTTTAGGAACACCAGTACAAGTAAGTAATGCTTTACTTGGTGGCTTTTCTTTTTCACCCTGGTTCCCCTTTTCAACAGAAGAGAATTATAAAGTTAAGTTTCATAATGTAATACAATCCACCCTTGTTGATAATGATATAAAAGAAGCTTATATAAAATTTGTATTACAATTAAAAGAAAATCCCCCTAAGAACGTTAAGAAGATGAGTACTCGAGCCAGTGAAGAACTTCTTAATGAATTAGAGGATTCAATAATGGATGAAGAAATGAATGAAGTATTTCAAAGGGACATACAAAAGAAAGAGACTATTCATTAGTACTCTCCTATCCCCAGGATACTCTAATATTATATCATAAAAAATGCAATTTGTAAACCCCCTAGCAAAAATAAAATTAGGGGATTTACTTTTACTTAAAACTATGGTATAATATAACATTCTATTTTAAATTATGGAGATATAGAATTATGGCAGCAAAAAAGAATAAAGCTCATTATATTAATAATAAAGAGTTTTCGCTAGCAGTTGTAGAATATGTAAAAGCATGTGACAAACAACGAAAAAAAGATAAACCAATTCCTACGGTACCAGATTATGTCGCAAGATGTTTTATAAAGATTGCAGAAGGTTTATCACATAGACCAAACTTTGTGAGGTATACCTATCGAGAAGAAATGGTTATGGATGGTGTAGAAAATTGTTTAAGAGCAATTTATAATTACAACATCGAAACAGCTACTCGGACAGGAAATCCAAACGCGTTTAGTTATTTTACACAAATATGTTTTTACGCTTTTATTCGTAGAATTACAAAAGAGAAAAAACAACAAGACATTAAATTTAAGTTTATTGAAAAAATGGGTATCGAAGATTTCGTACAAATGGGTATGGATGATGAAGGTGCAGAGGCAACAATGAACTATGTAGACACATTAAGACAAAGAATAAGTACTGTTAGAAAGAAAGACGAAGCAGTAAAACAATTTGCAAAAGAAGAAAAAGATCTAAAGAAATTAGAACTTTTCATGGGATAATATGAAGGTAGCTATATTAAACGATACGCATTGTGGTGTCCGAAACTCATCTGATATTTTTTTACAATACCAAGAACGGTTCTATGAAGAAGTATTTTTTCCATATCTTAAGAAACATAAAATTAAAAACATACTACATCTAGGAGATTACTATGAGCATAGGAAATTTGTCAATTTCAAAGCGCTCAATGCTAACCGTAAACACTTTCTTGAGCCGATGCGTGATGCTGGTATTACTATGGATATTATTCCCGGAAACCATGATGTATATTTCAAGAACACTAACGAGCTCTGTTCTCTCAAGGAACTTCTCGGATATTTTACATCAAACGTTAATATCATTATGGAACCAACTGTATTGGATTATGCTGGACTTGGAGTTGCTGTTATTCCATGGATAAACAATGCTAACTATGAACAATATACAAAATGGGCTATGCAGTGCAAAGCTCCTATACTTGGTGCACATTTAGAATTAAAAGGTTTTGATATGATGGCAGGAATGCCAAATCCACATGGAATGAGTGCAGACGTATTCTCTAGATTCGAAATGGTTTTATCTGGGCATTTTCATACTAAATCAAGCCAAGGGAATGTACACTATTTAGGTGCACAATTTGAAATGACTTGGGCAGATGTAGACGATCCAAAATATTTTCATATACTAGATACTGAAACAAGAGAAATAGAATCAGTTAGAAATCCAATTACTATGTTTAAAAAGATAGTATATGATGATAGTAAAGTAGATTATAATGATATAGATGTTAGTGAATACGAAAGACATTTCTTAAAATTAATCGTTATAAATAAAAATGACTTATACATGTTCGATAAGTTCGTGGATAAATTAAATAGCATTGAAACATACGAATTAAAGATTGCAGAATCTTTTGAAGAGTATCTGGGAGACAGCGTTGAAGACGAGAAAATATCCCTAGAAGATACAACACAACTTCTAGATTCTTATGTCGATGCAGTAGAAACCGATCTAGATAAAGATCACATAAAAGTTGAATTGAGGAAGCTATATACTGAAGCACAGAATCTGGAAATATTATGATACATTTTAAATCATGTGAGTGGCAGAATTTTCTGTCTACTGGAAATGACCCTATAAAAATACAATTAGATAAATCACCAACAACATTAATAGTTGGCCAAAATGGTGCAGGTAAATCTACACTATTAGATGCGTTATCTTTTGCACTCTTTAATAAACCACATAGAGATATTAATAAATCACAATTAATTAATTCTATTAATCAAAAGAAGACTGAGGTTACGGTTGAGTTTGAAATAACTAACCAACACTTTAGAATAGTTAGAGGAATTAAACCTGCTAAATTTGAAATATGGCAAAATGGTAATATGATAAACCAAGCATCTAATGCTAGAGATTATCAAAAGTTCTTAGAACAAAATATACTTAAATTAAATCATAAGTCTTTTCACCAAGTAGTTGTACTAGGATCTAGTTCTTTTATTCCTTTTATGCAATTACCTGCTTGGTCCCGTAGGTCTGTAATAGAAGATCTTTTGGATATTAATATATTCTCTAAGATGAATACATTATTAAAAGAACGTAATACAAAGATAAGAGATGAGTTAGTTGATATTAGTCATCAAATAGAATTACTTAAAACTAAAATAACAGGACAAAGTAAATATATAAAAGATCTAGAATCTTTAAACCAAGACCAAATAGATAAGAAAAGGGATTCTATTCGAGTACATAAGAAAACAATTAAAGATGCATTTGAAGAATCTAAAGATCTAGGTAAGAACTTAGAAACATTATTAAAGGATCAGCAAAAGAAACAAAACGAAAACCTGAAACAAACATCAGAACTAAAATCGTTAGATCTAAACTATAACCAAAAAATAAAAGACTTAGTAGAACAAGCACGTTTCTACGAAGAGAACGATCATTGCCCAACATGTGACCAAGATGTAGGACCAGAATTAAAAACAAAGAAGATACAATTAATTCAAAATACTGCAAAAGGTGTACAGCAAGAAAAGGCTGGCTTAGAAAAAGAGATAGGAAATCTAAAGCAAGAGTTACAAGATACAGCTAATAAATTAAATATGTTGCAACAAAAGCAAACAAAGATTAATTCAAACAATGAAAGAATATCTGTAATACAAAAAGAAATAGATAAGATACAAAAAGAAATAAACCAATTAAATAGCCAAACAGGCGATACTGGTACTGCTAGAAAAGATTTAAAAGAATTCCGTAAGTCTAAAGAATCACAGACAGAAAAGAAATTAGAGTATGTAGAAGAAAGAACATACAATGAAGTGATTGGTGAAATGCTAAAAGATACAGGTATTAAAACTAAAGTAATTAAACAATACTTACCTGTTATGAATAGACTAATTAACCAGTACCTACAAATCTTAGACTTCTTTGTAGCTTTTCACTTAGATGAAAACTTTAATGAAACAATCAGATCTCGCCATAGAGATAGTTTTAATTATGCATCGTTTTCTGAAGGAGAAAAACAAAGAATAGATTTAAGTCTCCTCTTCACATGGCGACAAATAGCTAAGTTAAAAAACAGTGCAGCAACAAATCTCTTAATACTTGACGAGACGTTTGATAGTTCTCTGGACCATGATGGAGTAGAAAGCTTAACTAAGATTTTAGATACATTAGATTCAGATAGTAATACCTTTATTATTTCACATAAAGGCGATGTACTAGAAAACAAATTTAGATCTAAAATAGAGTTCTTCAAGGTTAAAAACTTCTCTAAAATCCGATAAATACTATATAGTTACGTGACATTTACGTGAACTTTTGATTTAGGGGGTTCTCAAACACCTTAAAATACGGTATAATACACACTATAAATTAAAAAAATAAGGAGTTTTAATGCATCACAGTTCAATATTACCAAAGCTACTAGCTAAGGAAAACATTACTATTCAACATGGTAACTATCATACTGCATGGTTCGATGTAAAAGATCGTGTCCTTGGTTTACCTTTATGGAAAGATATGGGTAAAGATGTTTATGACTTATTAGTTGGTCACGAAGTATCGCATGCATTACATACACCATTCGAAGGTTGGCATGATAGCCCAGAAAAATTAGAAGGTGCTCCAAGATCTTATCTTAACGTATGTGAAGATGCTCGTATAGAAAGATTTATCCAAAACATATACCCAGGACTAGTTGGTCCTATGGCTCGTGGATATAAGGTTCTAAAAGCAGAAGGTTTCTTTGGCGATGTAGATTCTATGGATTGGAAAGATATTAAGCTTATCGATAAAATAAATATTAAAACTAAATTAGGACATTTAGCAGAAGTTCCTTTTACACCAGAAGAAGAAGTATTTCTTAAAAGATCTTTAACAACAGAAACATTCGATGAAGTTGTACAATTAGCAAAAGACATATTAGCTTTTACAAAAGAAAATCAACCAGAATTATTACAACCACAGGGCGAACCGCCAAAAGATACACCACAAGTTAACGAAGACCAAGAAGATTTACCTCAGGGTCACGATGATATGGAATCACCACCTAGCGAAGAACAAGAAGAACAATCTGGTTCCGAAGAAGAAGCTAAATCAGAAGATGAAAAAGCAGAAGACGAAGCATTTAAAGAAGATATGGAAGGCGATTCGGATGAAGAAGAAGATTCTTTAGAAGGTGATTCAGAAAATACTGAATTAGCTAACCAACCTGAATATCAAGAAGATGTTTCAATGACAGACGAATGCCACCGTAAATCAGAAGAAAGACTTTTAGATAAAGACGAAGATGGTAACCAAAAAACTTTTATTAACAAATTAAGAAAAGATCATTTAGAAGCTGCTGTTATAGATTATAAAACCCTACAAGAAGAAAGAAAAAAATATGGTGCAGATGTAGATGCTGATAAATACGCTGGATTTAAAGCTTACCTAAAGAATTCTAAAAAAGCTGTTAACTTTGCTGTTAAAGAATTCGAACAAAGAAAAGCTGCTTTCCAATACACAAGAGCAACAACTGCTAAAACAGGTAGATTAGATGTTAACAAACTCTGGTCTTATAAAACTTCAGAAGATATATTTTCTCAAGTAACAAGATTAGCAGATGCTAAAAACCATGGTATGATATTCCTTATCGACTATTCTGGTTCTATGCATCAATCAATGCCTTATGTTATGGATCAGGTCCTTCACTTAGTTTTATTCTGTAAAGCAGTTAATATACCTTTTGACGTTTATGGATTTACTAGCACTAATCCAAGATTTAAAAGATATGACGAAGACAATCCAAATCCTTTACGTCATTATAACGATGGTGATATGCATATCGATGGATTATCTATGCCATTAGTTTGTTCTTCTTCTCTTAAGAAAAAAGACTTCGAAGATTCTCTTCGTCACATGTATGGTAGAAAAAATTCTAATGAATACTGGCACTATGAGTCACTTTGCCCATACGAAGAATATGGTTCAACACCTCTTAACCAAGCATTAATTGTTTCACACTATTTAATTAAAGCTTTTAAAGCTAAGCACCAAGTTCAGAAAATGCATTTTGTTGCTTTCTCAGATGGTGATAGTAATGGATTATCTGTTGTTCAATCTAAGAAAATGGAAGATAAAAAGTTAGATACATCAAATGGCTATTACAACGGTGGATACAAAATATTAATCGATGGAAAAATTTGTGAAACAAAAAGTAGATATAGTTCAACTAAAGCTTTGCTTCAAAATATTAAAAAAAGATATAATACCAAAACAATTGGTTTCTTTATGGCAGATGGTAATCAGCATTGGAGAGATAGAATATGGCGTTTAAAAGACGAAGTTAGTTCTAGTGACGAAGACGAATACGTATACTCAGATGAATTTAAAAAAGAATGTGCAGCAGAATACAGAAAAAACAAATGTGTTTCTAAACAAAACGTATTTGGATATGACCAATACTATTTGCTAAAAGGTGGTAAAACACTACAAGCAGAAAACGAGGAATTCGAAACTTTCGGAACTGAAACCGATAGCCAACTAAGGGCTGCTTTTAAAAAGCATTCCAAAGGTAAAAAACTAAATAAAGTTCTAATGACTTCATTCGGTAAGGAGGTCGCATAGTTCACGTAAAGTTCACGAAAGGGGGGTTTACAACCCCATTGAAACGTGGTATAATAGCCACATATATTAAAAAATAAGGAGTTAAATATATTATGAAAGAAATGAAAAAATCAACCCAAATTATCTTAGAAGAACTATCTAAGAAATTTCCTGGTCAAACAGATTTTAGAAGAGCAATTATCGAAGATGTTGCTAAATCGTTTGGCTATACTCAAAAGGATTTTTATCCTTTACTAACCCCAGCTAATAGAGTTAAAATTGGTACTTACTCATTAGATGGATTATTACCTGAACCAGTTCCAACTGCTTCGGATTCAGTTCCTGCAACAGCAGTTCAACTAGCTTCCTCAGTTACTTCTGTTGGTAATGACGAAAGAACATTTGCAAAAGCAGATCCAACATTCGTCGCATGGGGTCCTTATACGGATATATTAAAAATCGTAAAATCAGAAATGTTTTATCCTACATATATTTCAGGTCTTTCTGGAAATGGTAAAACTTTTATGGTTGAACAAGCTTGTGCAAAAGCAGGCAGAGAATTTATTAGGGTTCAAATTAATCCTGAAACCGACGAAGATGATTTGCTTGGTGGATTTAGACTTATAAACGGCGAAACCGTTTTCTGTAAAGGTCCAGTACTCAAAGCTATGGAAAATGGCGCAGTACTTCTACTCGATGAAATCGATAGAGCTACAAACAAGATTATGTGTCTTCAAGGTGTGCTAGAAGGTAAACCAGTACTTGTTAAGAAAACTGGTGAAACGATAGAACCTGCAAAAGGTTTTAATGTTATCGCAACTGCTAACACGAAAGGTAAAGGTTCCGAAGATGGAAGATTTACAGCAGCTTCTATAATCGATGAAGCTTTCTTAGAAAGATTTACAATCTCGATCGATCAACAATTTCCATCGCTATCAATCGAAAAGAAAATTCTGACTAAACATATGGATAAGTTTCAGGTCGAAG